GACTGCTCTAGGTCAAATTGGCAGATTTGCGCCATTGAGCTTAAGGCACATACCGACATTTTTTTAGCTGTTAACTCATCTGCAGGTGCAGTGAAAGCACAGGTAGATGGTTGTAAAATATCTCCAAAAGATACAGTCCCAATCTTAACCTCAAACTTTACACCCGGTAAAGTACGAAAGTTATCAACGATGTCACTTGAACCCAAGTAAGCTTGAGCGTAAAAGCTCTCTGCGTTTGGTGTAAGAGTTGCCCCTGCACCATTTAATAAATCAAATTTTAATTTTCTCATTTTTTGTTGTTTTTATTTGTTGTTAAATTTATTGAATGAACTTAATCTTTGTTGTACGCTTAACGCTACAGCCTCCTCCATCGCCTCTTCTTCTGTTTCTACTACAAGTGACTCTTCAAGTTGATTTTTTAAGTCAGCTATCATAGCAACAAGGGCATCTACTTGCTCTGTAATTAATGGGCGAACTATTTCTAGTATAGCCTCAGCATCCATCGCAGGGTCAACAGCCATTGTTTCCTCTTCTACTACTTCTTCTTCTTCTACTACAGTGTCAGCTAATGTAGCTTCTACCATTTCCTCTTCTCTAATTTCAGTGATTTCACCATCAACCACAACGTAGATTTTGCCGTCAATTAAGTGTTCACCATCAGGTAATTTATTCATATTATTTAGTTTTAATTGTGTTTCTTCTTTTAACTTCATTCCTAGATAGCCTTCGATTGAAAATCCAACTTGACCATCTGCTACTAATTGTGCGTAGTATTCTTTATCTGTTACTTGAGCCGTCACCATTAGTGTTCCTTCCGGTACTTCAATGTCAAATGATGAGTAAGCCTTATCTTCTTTAGGGGTGTCTACAATCCAAGCTTCAAGCACATATGCCGGTACTGTCTTATCAGTGTCGTGTTCTAGATTGAATAAGTCTTTGTTAGACATATCTTTCATAAACTTAGAATGAATCTTTTCGATTTCTTCTATTGTAAACTTAACATAGTACTCTTTACCATCTTCGTCATCTTTGCGATAAATCTCCATAGGGATTAGGGCAGGTGCTACAATACGATATTTTATGTCATCTGTAAAAATCATTGGCTTAACTTGACTATTGAAAGCTAGACCCATCACCTTAATAGCCGGAGTTGATGTAAAAGCGATTTGTTCAATTCCTAAATCTTCACCATTTTCAGCGTATTCAGGGTCTATCGTGATTTTATAAATAGGTAAATTATCTTTTGCCATACCTATATTATATTTATTTATATATTTGTAAAAAAAAATAATTATGATAACTATTTTAGGAAGAGATGTACCTAATACATTAGACGAACTGACAATAGAGCAGTTTGAAAACATTACAGAGCTAAGTGCTAATAGCACAATCGACCCTGTAGATAAGTATCTGCAAATCTTTGGTAGCTTAGGCTTAGAGGAAAGCTTATTTTTCGATGTAGATATAGCTGACTTCATTGAGTTTACCAATCAGTTTAACACTATGCCTGAGGTAGACTATCCTACCATTTCTAATATAGAGCTAGCAGGCTATAGTTATACTGCAGAGATGAAGCTCACAGTGCGAGATACTAAGCTAATTGAGAAAATTGCACTGCAAAAAAACAAAGGGTACATAAGTGAGATACTTGCTATTATGTTTAAGCGAGATGACCTTACAGCTATTGAACACTATACAGATGCTCACTTGAAATTGAAAGCTAAATTAATTAAAGAACTTAAGGCAAACATAGCTATCCCTTACTTATTGTTTATAGGTAAAAAGATATCCAAACAAGTAGAGAAAGTAGAAGATGTACCTACCGAAGTCGTGGAGTGATATAACACTTGAGCAGTTTATTGAGATATCAGAAATAGACAAAGTTCAAGGTGCTTATTACTATAATAGTGAGATGATTGCTATTATATGCAATGAGTCATCTGAGTATATTGAAGATATGGACATTGATGATTTACTTAATCTAGTAGCTCAATGCAAATGGTCGGCATCTCAACCACCAAATAAATACAAGTCAGAGCTTCTAGGAATGAAAGTAAAGCCATTTAATAAACTTTGCTTGTACGAGTATATTGACCTTGACTATTATTTTACTAATAACTACATAACTAATTTAGCTAACATTTGCGCTATTTTGTATAGACAAACAAAACTAAATGAGTGGGGAGAGGAAATTATTGAGCCTTATGAATACGATTGTACTATCAGAGCAGATAAATTTCTTGACCTTCCAATTACAGATGTCTATGGAATTATAAATGACTTTTTAAAGTTTCGTGATAATTTTCTAAACACATATAAAAATTTATTTAATGGCGAAGAACCACCGGAATTATCAGAAGAAGAGAAAGAAGAGCTTACACCTGAAGAGTTGAAAGAAGAGGAGGCAGATAAGAAAGATGCGAAGTGGAGTTGGGAGAGAATGGTCTATGGATTGTGTAATAATGACCTAACAAAAAGTGATAAAGTTGGAGGTCTTCCACTTACTTATGTGTTCAATATGTTGGGTATGAAAAAGGAATTAGAGATATAATTACAAAAAACACAAATCGATTTAAATATAGTTTTACTGCGATTTAAGCGATTTTAATACTTTGACGATAGATTATACATAAAACTAAAGATAATGAAAAACTCAATAAACATAAGGCTTGTAGAGAGTGTAAATTTAAACTTAAACTCTTAAAGGAAAACCTTGAACAAAGTCCGGTGGTGCAAAAAGTGCCTCAAATGTATAGACTAGTTTTTGATTTTTTTCTAGTATAGGAGCAACATCTAAAACTTTATATCGCTTCGTCAACCATTCCACATATTGAGAATAAATCTCTTTTGTTATTCCGGCACTATCTAATTCATATGTAAATTTTTCCACAAATTTTCTAGGAACAATTACCCCATCATTCCATAATACAGCTCCATTATTTAAAAATATAAAGTAATATGCAGCTACTATTTGAATTTCTAATATTTCGAAGTTTGTTATTTTAGCATTGATTCTTATAGAGCTTTCAAGTGTTCCTTGATTATCTACTATATCTTCTCTTAGTATTCGTTTTAATATATAAGCCATTCTCCTACGAGTAGGATATAGCACATTAAACTCTCCGTTGTTTGCATATGCCATCTTAGTATGTCATTAAGTTAAGTCTTGTTATTGTACCATCTTCTAATAGAGTTGAACATTGTATAGCTGCTATAAGATAGTAAGGCGTGGCAAGTACATAGGCTACGTTAGTCATAGGTGCTGAGGATAAATCTGTAGAAATACCATTAGTAGGTACGTAGCATTGAAGTGAGCTATTAGTAATATAAATATCTCTAGCCACCCTTTGCATAAGACCTGAGCCTGTCATATTTGCACCTTGAGCTATCTGAGTAGCACCCACTAAGCTGTTAATCGTGTTAATATAAAAACGTACATTTACCGTACCTGAGCCTCCTACCTTACGAACTTGAGACCTTAGCTGTAGTACTTTTGTAGCTACCAATGTGTTAGCAGGTATAAGGATAGATGCACTAATTGTGTTCGTAGTAGAATTGTTTACTAATGTGCCGGTAGCATTTCCAATTGTAGTATAAGGGCTTGAACCTGCTATAACAATATCACCACTACCTAGTAATGATTTAGAGTTAATAGTCTTTATGTTTGTTCCACTTACTAGAGTATCTTGCTTAGCATTTAAAGCACTTTGTAAATCAGTCTGAGCAGGTAGTAAACCTGTGATACCACCCCATACAGCACCACCACCACTAGCAGCTGCTATTATCTGAGCGCCTGTGATAGTATTATTTACTTCTACACCACCAATTATAGAAGTGCAATCAAGCAAATCAGTTGGCTGTAAATCTCCGATATGTGCAGGAGCTGTTAATCTCCAATTTCCCCACCAACCCATAGTTAATCAGTTATGTTTTCCCAAGTTTCTATTACATTCAAACTATTAGCAGGACCCAATAATTTTATTACTAAATCCTCTATATAATTTAAGGAGTTATCAGCATCACCACCTTGAGCTTCTAAGATATCATACATTAGACATAGTGAGTGGTTTGTATTAACTCCATAGTATTTAGCTATGCCTATAAGTAGGCTAGTATTATCGTAACCTGTTACACCTAAATTATCTGCTATTTGTTTTAGTACATCGTTTGCCATAACTATATTAGTTTAGTAAAGTGATTTGTTTAAATCGGTACTGCACAGTCAGTCCAATCGTTAACTGTTAGTGTTATGCTCATCTGATAACCTGCAGCGTAATCTAGTAAGTCATTATTTAAAGGTGTAAATGTAGGAACGCCTACCACATCGAAAGAATAATCTGTTGAATCCATATAATAAATATACAAATCATTTAATATTTGCTGAGTGTCGCTAAGTATAGTTATGATATTCGCTCTATCTTTTTGTATTATATCATAGCAGTAGATATCAAAGGTAAACTCAGTAGTGTTCTCAGTAGGTATTACTCCACTTGGAACAATATACACTAAAGGATATTTCTCGTCTTGTGTAGCAAAGTTAAAAAGTTGCTCTTTAAAATCAGTACCTACCTTGAAGACTTGCTTATGAGCAGTGTAGAATGATATAATGTGATTGGTTATTGCTTGAAGGCTGTTCATAATTCGGCGTTTTTATTTATCATATTAATTTTATTTTGTACGTTAGTCACTTGTGTCTCAGATACTATAGCTGTTACTGTCATATTATTATTACCACCACTTGTACTTCCACCTCCTGCGTTAAAGGTATTAGAATTATTGCCTTGACCAAATAGTTGTGCAGCCTGTGGTAAAGCAGTAGCAGCAGAAGTTCCTCCTGTATCACCACCACCACCACCACCTCCTGCGCTTGGTGTTGAACTTGGTGACGAAAGTATTTGTTTTGCTTTAGCTACGTTGGTAGCAATTTGTATGATACCTGCTGCGAATTGTGCAATACCTGCACCACCTGCAGTTACACTATTCAATGGGTTCATATTAGCAGCTGCTACCAATGCTGAGATAGCCTTAGCAGTATCTATGCCTATCTGAATTAAAGCACTTGCCTTGTTGAACTTTTCAAGTTTCTTTTGGTCTTTGATTAATAGCCCTCCTAAGTTAGCCAAACCATCTACTGTATCCTTAGCGAAACCTAGCTTAGCATCTCTTACTTGTCTATCCTTTTCAACTGCAGCATTAGCAGCAGCAATGTTAGCATTCTCAATATCTATATCGTGCTTATTCTTTAACGCTAGCAAAGTCTCAGCGTGACCATTAGCAAGCTCTTGCTCTTTAAGATATTTAGCTTCAATAGCTGCTATTTTTTTCTCATCATCAGTTAAAGTTAACTCATCTAATAGAGTTTGTTGTTCTACTAATTTCTTAGCTTTAACAGCCTCAGCAGCCTTTACTTTATCCTCTTCAATTTTAAGATACTTATCTCTAATAGCTTGTAAATCTGTTTTTTGTTTTTCTAGCAAAACTTTCTCAAGTGCTTCATTACCCTTAGCAGTTTCATTCTTTTTATCATAAGCCTGATTAAGAGCTATCTCTTCCTTTTGCTGAGCAGTAAGGGTTAAATCATTCATTAAATCAAACTGAGCGTCTTCACGTTTTATTCGATTCTCATTTTCTTTGACTGCCAAATCATTCAATCTTTTAGCCTCAGCTTCAGCTTCCCTGATTCTTTTCTCAGTTTCGCCTTTATTGCTTTTAGTTTTCTTTTTATCAGAGTCAATAGTTATGTTATTATCTTTTTCTAAACCAATAGCTAATTCTAGCGAGGATGCCATTTCCTTCTTATATATTTCAGCAGTTGCTAGATGCTCCTTCTCTTTTTCCCCTACCCTCTTTTTTTGTTTAGATGCTAATGTTTCTTCACTAGTAGTCATTGCTGCGTGACCTGCAAGTACTGCAAAAGCAAGCCCACCTGTAGCAGCTCCTAATGCAACTGTAGCAAGTTTGTTTTTATTCATCCACGAAGTAACTTTATCACCTGCAGAGGTTTGGTCTTTGAGTCCTGCTGTCAATGCCTTAGCCTCTTCCTCAGCAGCTTTTTTAGCAAACACATCAGCTCTAGCTCTTGCCATAGTCGCATCAATATATGCTTTAGTCTTAGCTACATAGTTAGCTTCAGCTTGAGCATAATTAGTAGCTACTCCAAATGTGTCTCCTAATTTATCATTGTATATATCTAGTGCCTCTTTTTTAGTGATTATCCCATTAGCTGCCATCTCAAAAGCATTGCCTACCTCATTGGTTACTTGGATAGCTCCTGCTCCTGCAGTTTCATAAGCATTAAGAGCAGCAGTGTTAGTCTCTTGCACTGCCTTAAATTGCTCACTTTCAGTGACAGCTAAGCCCATAGAATCTATAAAAGCATTCATCGCTTCAAGAGCAGCATCAAACGCTGTACCCACACCTTCCATAATGATGTCTAAATAACCTAGCTTATCCATTAGTACTACTACTATGGCTATTACTGCAGCTATTACTGCAGCTATTAAATAGATTGGGTTAGCCAATAGCGTTTGCCCTAATGATACAAATGCTTTACCTACTGAGCCTATTGTAGATACTAGACCTGACATTGCCTTTTGAATATCATCAGGCTTTATGTTACCCATAGATTGAGCAAAGACCTTAGCTTTTTGTGATGCCTCTTCAAAGTCCATAGACCTGATACTATCTCCAATGCCTGCAAAACCCATTGATGCTTGCTCAAATTTACTGCCTGATGAGAATACATTGACAGCATCATTTGCATCTTGAATTTGGTCTTTGAGTACACCTGCAGCTTGACTCAGTCTTAATATATCAGCAGGGTCAGTAGCGTTGGCTATCTCACCTTTGAGTGCTTTTAACTCTGCTTTAATCGCTCCTATGCCTGAGACCTTTATAGGTATTTCAACTTCATTCATTATGTATAGTATTTAATTTCAATTGTTGTATTTATAAGATAACCATCTATGTATCCTATACCTATTTGTGAGGTGGTTATATATACTTCATTAGACGCACCTAAGTAAGTTGTAGATACTATACCATCGTAGAATACGTTATTAATCATAACAGTAAAAAATGGTACTATAATATCACCTATGTTATACCCATCTAGATAACCTTTATACTCACCTACGTTTGAGCGTGTCCAAGTAATACCACCTATTGTATCATTAATCACTTGAGCCATTGGGTCACCTATTCCAACTTGTGTTAAGTTAGCAGTGTATACTAATGGAGTAATGCCTACCGGTACACCATTGAAAGTTGAAGCTCTTATATTGTTACTTGCTAATTCGTTTTCACTTACTATGTAATCATCACCTACTACTACTGACCTCGTGCCTCCTACTATTATGTTTCCTCTACCCATAACCATTGCATTGGCTTGATTGCCAAATACATTAGACGTAATCATTCTAGTCGTGTTTACGTTACTCATAGCTAGCATTTGCATAGCTCCAATGGCTGCAGGAGGATTAGGTATAATAGGCCCACTTGGCCCCATAAATGGTGAGAAGTTAATCTCGTTGTCTATGCTTATTAATTCTACTCTTGTAAGCTTGTTTGAGTTAGCATCGTAATCAATTACCTTGTTGATATTCCACCACGAGTTGTCTATGCGAATCTTATCATTTAACTTCATTGCTTGTATGTCAGGCTCTTTCAAGTTGAACATAGCAGTAAGCATCTTACCATTATTTATCTGACCCATTGTACGTCTCCAATACCTGTTATAAAGATTGTTATCAGTTAGACTAGATGGTTGATAATAGTAGAAATCACAGATGGCGTAGTTAATGTCAAACGTTGGAGTAAGTGGGTCATCAAAGTGACCTACTAAAGGATAGTTTGTTAAGTTAATTTGACCAACACTACCTATATCATAGATGTAAAATTGTCCACACGTTGCTAATGGTTGACCTGCAGTTGTCTTATCGTATAAGATACGTATATTAGTCTCAGGTGCTGCTCCTGCTATCATAGGCACGAAAGCTCCAAAGACTGTTTTAATCACAGGTGTAGGCGAAAATAATAATTTTTTCGTGTTTACCTCTTTAACATATTCATTGTCAAAGATGACCTCAGCTTGTCCATAGATATTACTTGTCGCATTTGTGTAAATAGTGTTTGGGTTATCCTTATCGTCTGCATATGTAAGTATTATTTTCTTGCTTGTTAGCTCAGGTAAAAAAGATAGATTTTGCTCTTGGTCTTTAGCTAGCTTGTATGTCCAATCTACCTCAGTACCGGCATCGTAGAAAGCATCTCGATGAATTAAGTTAATCTTGTTTGGCTGAGTGTTATCAATTGTAGCATAAAGATTATACATATTGAAAATACTCTTGATAAAATCGCTTTGCTTTATCTTCTTTGGCACGTAATCATTCACATCTATCGTGCCACCTATAGTATATACTGTAGAAGATGGCACTATGCTTAGTTGTATATTAGTAATGACAGCTTGTATAACTAACTGACCGGATGCAGGTGTAGGCCCGGATGGTGATATCCTTCTCCACCCTCTTACCGAACTTGTATTGTTAGTTGTTATTAACGTATGCTGAGATACATTAATACCTAAAGTACCTGTATTAGCTGTAGTAAGTGAAGCACCACTTAATGGTATATTAGTTTGAACGGTTTGAGTTAATATAGTAGTTGTTCCTGCAGGTATAGTCAGAGGACATTGCACGGCGTTACCTGCATTTGTATAACCTGCAGGAGGCAAGCCATTCACATATAGATTACTAAAAGCAATGTTTTGACCTGCTACTTGAACTCCTATCATTGGCTTATAGAATACAGGTGCAGCTACACCACCAACATTACCATACAAAGTACCACCTGATGAATTGACTAGATTAAGCTGATAACTTATAGTAATGCTATAGTCGTAGTATTGAGCATTTAAAGCACTAATATTAAAAGGTATAGAGTATACACCTGTTACATCATTAAAGATATTTTGAGGGTCTTCAAGCTCAGTCCATCCGGTAATATTGATTTTAGTAGCAGGTGTAAAACTAGTAGCTGTTTGTGCTATATTAGAAAACCCCGGTATGTTGTTAGCGCCATTGATTGTAGTAGGCAGTGTCTTTTCTGCCTTGACTAAATAATCATTATAGTCAAAGTTATCCACCCCTCCATTATAAGGAATGAATAACTTTTCAAATCTATCATAGCCCATAGATGGCCAATCGTAGGTAAACCCTGCGTCAGCGAAAATTCTATCAAAGTACACTTTCGCAAAGATTGCAGGCTTGAACTCTTGAGTGTTATAAATAGCGTCATCTGAGGCAGGCAAAAAATACTTGAAGCCATCTACTACAGTATTAGCAAATCTATTAACCACATTAAGAGCATTATACGTGTGGTTGAAGTCACTAAAATCTATATCAGTTAATTCTTTGTTTGTAATCGCTGTAAAGAAATCTGCCTTTGAGTCTTTAATCAACACCTCGTATGTAACGTGTTCCTCGTAGCCATCTGTAAGTTGTGTCTTAACCACAGCAGTTAATTGTAAAGAGCAATCTTCCATTACAGGTATGCCATCTTGAATTACAGCACAGGTAGTGATAGCGTTTATGTTAAACGTACCTTCTATGATATTTACATCGTAGTAATGGTTAAGCAAGTTGTTGTTATTCTTGCTACCGGTAAGCGTGATAGTCTTAGAAAAGTTTCCCTTGCGTTGGCTAATATCTCTTATGTCTCCTACTTGAAAGTTAAGAGGAAAGGCAGTACCTTCTTTGACATCTAGAAAACCTGTTGATAGTTGTATCTTAACCATTTACTATATTGTTGTTAGCTAATTTAATTGTAATGTTTTGCTTGATTAGATTCTTGTTACGTTGATTGTATATTTGATAGTCACTTGTCAAGATATTACAGCTAATGTAAGGGGTGCTTTCAGGTAACTCACAATCAAGTGAGTAATCGCTTTGCTTTACAAAAGTCACAGGTGACGAGATAAGCTCAGTAAAATAGTTGGCTGTATCTAAATTCATAAAGTTAGTCGCTAAGTCTATAGTTGTTTCCGTGCTTACATAGGTGTTTGTCATTCCTCTATCTGTTAAGTCATAGTCCCAATGGTTTGAGCCATTGATATATCCTTTGACATCTTGATTGAATTGCTCTCGTGTTACGTTACCTTTCTCGTAGCTGTTAAGCGTAAATGCAAAGCTTCCCCACGAACCCATTCTATCTAGAAATAAGATAGAGTATTCAGTTGTTCTTATTCTTCTATCTAGATAAACATAGTATCTTCTAGAAGATTGTACACCATTCCTAAGATAGCTTACGTTGTACCATTCGGTTGTTGGTTTAATCATTGGTAATGAGCCTGAGACAACAGATAGCAAGCCATAGTTATTTGGGCCTGCACTTATTCCACTTACGTGGTCTGCAGCTGTTACGTTCTTTTCAAAGACATCGCCATCGCTAGTAACAATGTATAAAGTGTCAGGTGGAGTAGGTGAGTTATTAGCTATAGCGTTAAGCCATATATCTTGTGACAATGTAGCGTAAAAGTTATTTGGAGGTAGGTTAGTAAGAAATCTATCAAAGATACCATTAAGCATATAATCTTGATAATTATAGCTAGGCCATTCGCTCCATCTTATAGCTCCATTGAATACATATCTGTTTAATACTAAAGCCATATTACGAGTGACAGTCTTACGACCATCTGCATAAGTAATAGCACCATTGATAGTTGCATCTGTTACTAAAGAGAATAAACTATTGACTACTATGTACAAAGGGTTAGCTACTAGCACCGTAAACAAACCTTCAAGGTTTGGATTCGCTACACCTAAATCTGCTTGAGTGATATTGATTTGGTCACCTACTATAAAAGTGTTAGCTACGTTTATTCTTACTCTTCCTGCATATGGAGCTGTAGGCCATACAACAAGTGTGTTAATGTACAAAGTGGTAGTAAGATACTCTTCACCTACCTTTACGTCATATTTATAATGGCTGTTAGGTGCGTTATATACCGATGTGTTTGTTACGTTCAAGTCATAACTAACCTTTGCTTGTAGTAACTTGCTAAGGTCTATCTCGCCAAAGCCTGTGCTATATGTAGGCATAACTCTATACTCTGCTATCTTGTTAGCTGTACCACTTTGATAGATGTCATAGATAAACTTAAAACCTTGAAGAGCTACGTTACTTGAGCTATAGATATACTTAACAGGGTTATATGCCGGAACGATTACTTGTGGTGTTGCTTGTGCTACTAGTGCCATTGATTGTCTTTATCTATATTAGTTTATTTAGCATTCGTGTTTTTGAACTCATTCATCGCTACCATATACGCTTGGTCTAAAAGCATTAGATGTTGCTGCATTCTATCAGGTCGATTGAACACAATCCTCACTTGCTTACCTGTCTTATGAAAGATGTAGGCTTGCACCACTTGTATCTTATGTAGTATATCAGAATGCATAGTACGAGTCATCGGTGTAGTACTCTTGTCTTATGTGAGTAGTTGCATATCTTATAGCATCCATAGCGTCATCGAATAACTTGACAGGCTCATCTAGGATTTGGTCGCCTATCTTCTTCCATTTATAATTTTCATACTCTCGCTTAATAGCTTTGTCATCTTGACATATTACGCCAAATGTCTTTAAGTTGTCTATGCCTTTCTTAACTACCTTGTTAGCGTTTTGCACATCATACCCTGCTATGTTCATCTCTTGGATAATTTCAGGTCTAGAGTAATCTGCTAAGATAGTAACGCTTTGCTCTATGCCTAATGTGTTTAGCTTTTCTATTAGCATCGTAGTGGTGAGGTAGCTCTCGTAGATGACAGGCTCGATGTAGATGTCATTGTCGCAGTAGTAGACTCTTATCAAAGCTGTAGGGTGGTTATATCCAAAATCTAATCCATATACATACTTAACAAATTTTGATGGTCTATGAGCGACAAAAGACCAATTAGAATATATGTTACTCTTAGAGATAGCTTTCTCTCCAAGCGCATAGATTTGATATAGTGCCTCATCTGTACGCTTTAAGTCTTCGATTTGTAGCTTAATGCTTTCAGGTAAAAATGGGTTGTCTCTATACGTTGATTTGATTAATATGCTTTCGTCTTTTGGTAACTCATAGAGCCACGATACACTATCACTAGGGTTATAGTCAAAGATTAGCTTGGACTCTGTTCGCATATTTAGCTGAGTAAAGTCATCGAAATAAAGTTCGTTTGCCTCATTGCACCAAGCTATGTCCCTCTTTCTACCTCTTATCTTTTGCTCATCATCCACACTAAAAAATTCAATCATTGAACCATTAGCAAACGTGTAGATGTGTTCGCTCTTGTTGTGAGCTTCTTGCTTGTATAGCCCAATGTCTTTGAGTATCTCTATAAAGTCTCTCAATACAGTAGCTCTCAAAGCAGGAAACGTCTTGCGTATTACGCTCACCACCTTGTTATTGTTTTGTAGACAATAGATAATCATTAGCTGACAAAGCGAATAAGTCTTAGAGCTTCTAGAGCCACCCTCGTTTATGATAAAGCGTTTGTCTCCCGAAATAGCCTTATAGTTTTTCTCAAAGATGACAGTGCTTTTAATTTCCATTTACTCCGTTGGTCTCACGATTGTCACAGTGATAGCGTTAATCTTTTCGTTGTCGCTTGTCACGTCTGTTTGTTCTTTGAGTGCGTTCAATCTTTGAGTTATCGAAGGGTTGTACTGACCTACCATTCCTCCTGTGATTTGGTCGTTTCTAATTTCTTTCTTTATGTGCGAACAGACAGTCTTATATTCGGAATATCGATTATCCGGATTGTCAAAATAGTTATGTACGTCTGAGTAATTCTTATAACAAAATATCTCAAACCCTTCATTTGTCAAAGGTACTCTTAGTGGTTCTGCTACCATCTCTGCTGTCTTTTGAGATAGCACCCACTTTGTTCTAGGATTAGATAATGTAAAGGCTTTATACTCTTCAAAGATTTGCATTAACCTCTCAGGTGATTCAATCAATTTGGGTCTCATCTTCTTTCGTCTTTTTGGTGTTTTCTACTCCTGTGTATTTTACTTTTGGTGCTGTTTCTTCAAATAAATACCCCAAACCAATCGAGGTATAATACTTGTGGTCTTTAGCTGTCTCCTCTGTTACTGTAAACGAGGTCTCAAAATTGTTGCTGTAGGTAGTGATATACTTACCTAGGTATTCATTCTTTGTCTTCATATTGAACTAAAATTAAAAATGTGTAATAAAATGCAATCCATAAACCTGCTGCTCTTGAAGCCCACTCATAATCTAGAGTGAACAGAGCTAAGCCACAGCTCAGAGCTATAAGTAATGACAAGATGCTAATAAGTTGGCTCGCTTTCATATCTATATTGTAATTCGTTTAAATTTTGTTTTAACTCTTTGATGAGATAGTACGCAGATGTGTGGGTTATTCCAAAATAAGTAGCCAATGACCTTGAAGTAATGTACCCTTTATCGATGTAAGCCTCGAAAACTATTCTTTGTACGTTATCAGTAAGACTCAATCGGTAGATTTCAAGTAGTCCTTTTTGAAAAGAGTAGTTTCTATCTTCTTTTATCTTATCATTTAGCTCATCGCCATCTATTCTATCCGGTGAGTT